TTAAAGGACGAGATTAAGCTGATCCCTGCCGTAATGCGAGGCTGGAAAGGCATCAGACGGAATAAAATTATCCGGCAATGTTTCACGTGGGCCGCGCTTAGTGACCAGCTTTTCAACGCTGTTCAGGGTGGTGAAAGTAATGCTGCATTCAAAATTCTGGCACTGGTGATAATGCCGAACGGTGGTATTACTCAATGGACGACTGGTGCGCGTTTTGGCAACGGCACCGCAAATAGGACACTTGAACATGATGGCCTCCCGGGCGGGAGTTGAACTCACTGTTATTATGGCCGTTATGAGTCTATTTCTGCAATCCATTCAGGTATTTTTGCCTCAAGCTCCAGCTGCGTTTTAAATCCGCCGTCGTCGATCGAGTGCGTGGCCTTCGCAATTATCCAGTCCTGATTATTAATATCCGTTTTAAATCCCAATACCGTGCCGTGCATTTCTGGGTAAAGATCTGCGCGGCCGTAGGCCAGCGTCATGCTAAATTCGGCAGCGCCGCGTTTGAGTTGTTGCCACTTGGCGACTGCGGCTCGCTGGGCGGCGGTCTCGCTGCTGTACGTTGTCCGCAGCACAAAAACGTTACCGTCTTCACCGGCGATATAATCCCCTTCCCTTGCGCTGCTGCGTGGCTTTTTCTGGGTCTTTTTCTTGCGGGCTTTTACCATCACTTTTTTCTTTTTGCCGAACTCCAGATCCAGCCAGTACGCCTGCACACCGGTGTAAGCGTCGCGGTCAGCGATACGGAACGAATGCCGGTCGCCACTAGAGCGGGTGATCGCAAACTCCGGCAAGGCCTTGCCGTTTGCGCTAACGCCTCCACCCGGCAGGATAAACAAGAGGCTGCCATTTTTGACGGTGGCAATAGCCCCCAGAAGATCAGCCATCCTCGTCAAAAATGACATATCGCTCTCCTGGGTCTGGTCAGCGTGATCGATCTCGGCATTCATCAGCTGTTCGGAAATCACCGGCGTCAGTTTGTAGCGCCTGGCGATGGCCGACACAATGCGCTCGACCGTCACATCGTGCCAGGATACCTCTCGCTTAACGTTAAATTCGTCCCGAAAATCCGCGCTGCGGGCGGTGATCTCCAGCCTGTCCGGCGGCCCCGAGTGGGCGACCTCGTCAACGGTGTAAACCCCTTTGTAAACCAGCGGTTCACCCTGCCACCCCAGAGACACCGACAGCTCAGCGCCACGCGGCGGCAGCTCGATCAGTCCGTCACTGTCGTCGATAGCAATAGTCAGCTCGTCGGCCTCAAAGCCGCGATTGTCGGTCAGCTCCAGCGAAATGATGCGCGGATCAAGCTGTGTCAGCGCCTTGCCGCCCATCAGGATGCTAAAAGCCGGCACGCGTGACAGTTCAGACTGATATTCCTGGAATCGTTGCACTCCCTCATCCAGTAGGGCTTTTGCTTTGTCGATAGTGTCTGTCGTGAGTGTCATATGTATTCCCCCTCCGCTGATGGTTTCATGCGCGCGCGATACTGGCGATGGCTTTTTGTTGTGACGGAATGGTCACAACCCTGAAGACACGACAGCGGCCCGCCATCCCGGCGAAGATGGCCGCGAACTCACTCAACATGATGGCGGTAGAGTATGACCGACAACTTTTTTCACGGGGCGCGTGTCAAGGAAAATACCGACCTCCAGACCGCGATCAATGACATTGATTCAACGGTCATTGGTCTGGTCGCGGTAGCCGAAGACGCCGACGCCGACACCTTTCCACTTAACACTCCGGTGCTTGTAACGCGGGTTATCAGCGTGCTCGGCAAAGCAGGTAAAACCGGCTCTCTGTATAAATCGCTGAAAGCTATTTCTGACCAGGTCAGCACTCGCGTGATTGTTGTTCGCGTTGCGAAGGCAGGAACTGGCGAGAACGATCCGACGCAGTCGCAGCTGATTATTGGCGGTACGCAGGCTGACGGCAGTTATACCGGTATGTTTGCCTTTCTGACGGCGGAGCAGAAAACGGGCTATCGCCCGCGCATTCTCGGCGTGCCGGATTACGACACTGCCGAAGTGACCGCGCAGTTGCGGGTTATCGCGAAGCAGTTGCGGGCGTTCTCATACAGCTACTGCCACGGCTGCGACACCATCGCGGAGGCGAAAACCTACCGCGAGACGTTTGCGGAACGCGAAGGAATGCTGATCTGGCCGAACTTCATCGCCTACAACCCGGTGACCGGCGTCAATGAAGAATTTCCCTCCGTGGCGTATGCGCTGGGTCTGCGGGCACTTATCGACAACGAGCAGGGCTGGCATAAATCACTGTCAAACGTGCCGGTCAAAAACGTGCTGGGGATTGCGAAAGATGTGTTCTGGGCGTTGCAGGCGGAGGACTCCGACGCCAACGAGCTGAACGCCAACGAGATCACCACGCTGATTAAGCGCGACGGCTTCCGCTTCTGGGGCAACCGCACCACCGACACCGAAGAATTTATTTTCGAGGTGTACACGCGAACCGCGCAAATTCTGGCGGACAGCATCGCTGAAGCGCAGTTCACCACCGTGGATACCCCATTGACACCTGCTAACGTGAAAGATGTGGTGAGCGGCATTAATGCCAAACTGCAGGCGCTGGTTACCGCTGGCAAGCTGATTGGCGCAGCGTGCTGGTTTGATATTGTCGATAACCCGGTGACCGGCATTCGCCAGGGTAAAGCCGTGGTGCGCTACAACTACAGCCCGGTTCCGCCGCTGGAAGATCTGACGATGATCCAGACGTTCACCGATCAGTATTACGAAGCTGCTTTCGCATCGCTCGGGGGTGAATAATGGCGATTCCTAAAAAACTCCGGCTGTTTACCGTCTTTGTGGATGGCGTAAACCATATCGGCAAAGTTCCCAGCGTGACGCTGCCAAAGGTCACCCGAAAGACCGAAGATTATCAGGGTGGCGGGATGCTGGGCTCAGTTGCTGTCGATCTCGGTCTGGATTCCGGGGCGCTCGACGCGTCAATGGTTGTTGGCGGCGTGGTCGAAGAGCTGATCCTGAAGTACGGCGGTGATATCGACGAAATGCGCCTGCGCTTTGTCGGCGAGTTTTACAGTGGCGGGACCAGCTCACTGCTGGAAGTTGAGATGCGCGGCCGTATCACCGAAATCGATCCTGGTGATGCGAAACAGGGTGATGATACCAACCACACCTACGCCATCAAAAACACTTACTACAAGCTGTCGGTAGACGATGAACCCCTTCTGGAAATCGACCTGCTGAACTTTATCTACAAGCGTAACGGGGAAAATCTCTACCCGGATCGCATTATGTCGGCGCTGGGCCTCGGCAGCTGATAACCCTTTTTATTCACCTTTAAGGCGGCCTGCTGGCCGCCCGGAGAAAATGCTATGTCCGTTATTCTCAGTAAGCCGGTTAAGCGCGGCGATCAGGAAATTATCACCATCACTATCACCGACACCATCAAACAAGCTGGCTCCCTGCGCGGCCTGCGTCTGGTTGATGTGCTGAACTTCGATTTCGATGCGGTCTCCACCCTGCTGACGCGCACCACCAGTCCACAACTGACCAGTACCGAAATTGCTACGCTGGCAACCGGTGACTTCACCGCACTGTGCGAAGAAATCACGCCTTTTTTGACGAAACCGGCGCCGTCCGTACCGAACGGGGCGGAGACGGAGAGCGAATAAGAGAGGCGGTATTTTCTGACGTCGACGATCTGATCGCCGACATTGCAGTTATTTTTCACTGGCCGCCCTCCGAGATGTACGGCATGGAGCTGCGCGAGTTGATGGCCTGGCGCGAAAAGGCGGCCATCAGAAGCGGCAACCATGAACAGGAGGATGACGACGATGGATCTTAGTATTCGCGTTGCGTTCAGTGCAATTGACAAGCTCACCCGCCCGGTCAGCGCCGCCAGTAAAGCTATTGGCGGCCTTTCTGACTCCCTCAAAAAAACACAGTCTTCCATCAAAGACCTGGAAAAAAGCGCGGCGTCCTTCGACAAGCTGCGTTCGCAGGCCAACGATACCGCGCAAAAACTCAGAAGCACCCAGCGCGCCTTTGACGGTCTCAACCAGAAACAGCGCGAAGGCAGCCAGCTTACTGAGGCTCAGGCGGCACGGCTTGAAACGCTGCGCGGCAAACTCTCACGCCTGACGGACACCTACAACAAACAGACCACCCAGCTACGCGCGGCCGGACTGGCGGTACGCCAGCATGGCGTTAACCTCGCCTCCGGCAGTGGCGCGGTGCAGTCTGCTATCCGGCGAACCGAGCAGTACGCCCAGGCTCTGGAGCGCGAACGCCAGCGGCTGGCGGCGGTGACGCGGGCGCAGGCCAGCTATGAGAAGGCAAAAGACGCCGGCGCTAAACTGCGCGGTGGCGGCACAATGGCGGTAGCAGGTGCTGCGGCGGCCGGATATGCGGGCGGGCGTTTTCTGGCTCCTGCTGTTGGCTTTGATGAGGAAATGTCGCGCGTTCAGGCGCTGACGCGGCTTGATAAGGGTGACTCGCAGCTTGCTGCACTTCGCGCGCAGGCGAAAAAGCTCGGTGCTGAAACGGCGTTTACCACTCGCGACGCCGCAAGTGGTCAGGCGTTCCTTGCCATGGCTGGCTTCACTCCTCAATCAATCCAGGCGGCATTACCTGGCGTGCTGAATATGGCGCTGGCCGGTGGGATGGAGTTGGGCGAAAGTGCTGATATTGGATCAAACATCCTGTCTCAGTTCACCCTTCCTGCCGGTGAAATGGATCGTGTCAGTGATGTGCTGACAGCTGCGTTTACCCGTACCAATACCGACCTGCGAAGCCTTGGCGACACAATGAAATACGCCGGGCCCGTGGCGTCAAAGCTGGGTATCAGCCTGGAGGAAGCTGCCGGGATGGCGGGGATTCTGGCCAACAACGGACTTCGCGGTAGCGATGCTGGTACGGCTATGCGTGCCTCACTGGCCCGCCTCGCGTCCCCCACAGCCGGAGCGGCAAAGGCATTAAAACAGCTTGGCGTATCGGTGTCGGATGCCAGCGGCAAAATGCGCCCAGTTGAAACTATTCTCCTCGACCTCTACAAGGCGACTAAAAAATACGGACAAGTTGATCAGGTCGGCTTCTTTAAAGACATCGCCGGGGAGGAGGCTTTTGTTGGGCTGCAAACGCTGGTTGCAGGTGCGGGGAGTGGCGAGCTACAAAAACTCATTGATGCGCTCAAGGCAGCTTCTGGCGAAGCGTCAGCTGTTGCAAAAAAAATGGCAGACAACCTCGGGGGGGATCTTAAAAACCTCGACAGTGCCTGGGAAGGTTTCCGTATTCAGGTGGAGGAAACCGCCGACGGATCGTTACGCAAATTAACCCAAAACCTGAGTGACGTTATTACAGAGGCCGGCGAATGGGTGAAAGCAAACCCGCGACTCGCACAAACCCTCCTGCTCGTTGTGGGTGGCGCGCTGGCACTGACTGCCGCGCTGGGCGCGTTGTCTCTTGCCGCTGGTATTCTGATTGGGCCATTAGCAAAACTGCAACTCGGATTCATGCTGTTGACCGGCGGTCGCGGTCTCATCGGCACCGTTGCCGCCTTCCGCGCCCTGGGTACTGCTGCTGGTCCGGTGATGGCAAGCATGCGCGGCTGGCCCGTCGTCATCTCGGGCGTTGCATCCGGTTTCGGGAGAATCTCCGCCTTCATGCCCGCGATTCGGGCCGGGCTGCTGGGTGCGTTTCTGGCTCCAGGTGCGGCGCTGACGTCTCTTGGTAAAAGTCTTGGCATGCTGTTTTTGAGGCTGACCGGCCTCCCTGCGCTCTGGGGAATGATCACCGGTGCGGTATCCGTTCTGGGTGGGGCGCTGTCCTTCCTGCTTAGTCCGATCGGGTTGATTGCTGCGGCGTTCGTCGCGGCGGGGCTGCTCATCTGGCGCTATTGGGATCCCATCAAAGCATTTTTCTCTGGGTTCTTTGCTGGCGTATGGCAGGCTCTGACGCCGCTCAGAAGTGCTTTTTCTGCACTGGCGCCCGTCTTCTCCGCGCTGGGCGATGGCATTAAGGCGATATGGGGATGGTTCAAAAACCTGCTAACCCCGATGCAGACCAGCAAGGATACGCTTGATAAATGTGCCTCTGCCGGAGAAACCTTCGGGCGGGTGATGGGTACAGCACTTAGCGTTCTGTTGTGGCCGCTGCAGCAATTAATGAACGGCGTCAGCTGGCTGATTGAAAAACTGGATCTTATTCCAGACGGAATCGAAAGAGCCAGACAGCAGGCAGACAAAGCCCAGCAAGCGCTTGAAGCGTCGGCGGCCGCGTTGGCTGGACATCAACTCCCCCTTAGTCAGGCTACTGTGTCCGGGACTGGTGGCGCCAAACCGCCGGTTATCACTGGCGACAACGGCACACTGCGGCGCTTGAATAACATCGCGGATAACACAAGAGCGACGGCCAATAACACAAAGAAAATCGGCCCCGGCGACATTGTCTTTAAAAACCTGCCACGTGCGCTGGCGCTGCGTGGTCCTTATCAGGAGGCGCGGGTTATTCCGCAGCCTGTGCCGCGCGTTTCTGCTGCGGTGGCTGGCGGCGTTCTGTCAGTACCGACGGCGACGCAGGGTGCAACGTCTGCACCGGTCGCGGCGGCGTCGGGTGCTGCGCCGTTCTTCCAACTCGTCTTTAACGACGTGGGCAAGCGCTCGGATCAGGAGCTTGAAAAAATGGTTCGCAACGCTGTGCACGATGCAATGGCCAGTACCCGCAAAACTAACCGTGGTTCTTTCCGCGATCGGGAGTAAGGAGTTTTTATGATGATGGTATTCGGGATGTTTGTTTTTACGCTGCGCACTGTCCCGTATCAGCAGCTGCGCCACTCGCAGGAATGGCGGCACGTTAAAAATGACCGGGTTAACCAGTCTGCGGCCTGGCAATACGTCGGGCCAGGTGACGATACGATCACGCTTGACGGGGTGCTCTACCCTGAAATCACTGGCGGACGGTGGTCACTGGCGGCGCTGGAGACGATCGGCTTTGCCGGTCGCCCCTGGCCGCTGATTGAAGGTGATGGGCAGATTTACGGGATGTACGTTATGACGCGGCTGGAGCGGGGAAAAACGGAGTTTGATCGCTATGGCAACCCCAAAAAAATTGAGTTCACAATTAGCCTAAGTCGCGCGGATGCAGACTTTCGCGAGAAGCTACAGACGTCGTCGGTCAGCGACGTTCTGGATGATCTGAAGACCAGCGCGACCAAAGCCGTTAACTCGGTGTCAAACTCCCTCAGCAGCCTGTTTTAACCAGCAAAAAGCCCCTTCAGCAAGGGGCTTTCCCTACCGACAGACACAGCCATTTCTGACTATGGCGGTACCACACTGCCACTTCTGACCGTCCTGCAGCACCGTCAGTTCTGGCGGTACTCGATACTTACGCCACCCGCGCCCAGCACATCAGCAGGGTGTGAGCCTCCACCACGTTAAGCGCCTGGCCGCTCCCGAGATTCTCTGTATTACCTGACACAGTATGGTTATGCGCAGGGACGGTCACTGTATGGTTATGGTCTCCCGCTGCATCGGTTTCGCCCAGGTTCGCCGGGTTGAACCGCTGGTTGACATCACCGCCAATCTCCCACGGATCCACCCGACTCGCCACGCCGCCATGTGCGTGTTCGCCACTTTGCGAGGTAGTCAGGCTCTGCGCCTCTTGCTCACTGGTTGCCCCGCTGATACTGATTTGCTCTGCGGGTAGATTAGCTCGCTGGATGGTGACGGTATCGCTGCCACCAGTCCGCCCGACGTTTGAACCATCAGCTTTTGCTGTACGGATGGTCCTGTTCTCCCCTGTGTACAGCCATTGTGACCAGGGCCAGCGCTCATTAGGATTAACATTCAGCGCATAAAACTTAACTGTGCCTACGGGGTTCTCATCTTCCCACGCAGCCCGCACCGCCGCACTCACCGCCTCCTGGATGGCGGCTTTTACTGCGGCCGGTGTTGCAGCCAGCAACTGGCTGTCACTGTCTGTCGCATTACTTAGTCGGGTAAACCCCTTTTCTTCCAGCGTAGCGTCAGGGTGATCTCTTGACCCGGCGTGCTCGCTTAACTGCTGGTCGCTATAGTCCTTGAGTTCATTTCCGGCATTGATCACATCTTCGACGGTCGCCAGCACAATACCGGGGTCTACAATGAGTTCAATTCCTTCTGTACTGCTTACCGCCAGCCAGATCCGCATTACTACGAAACGCCCTGATCCCTCGGCCAGTAGTGGCTTGTATGTTTCCGGTACACTGGCAACGGCCATGCACTCACCGTCAGAATCAAATAATGCTGCCTCTCTGATGGTGAATCCCCCGACTTCCGGGGGAATGATCATTTCAGCAATAATAATATCGCTGCTGTCGCCAGAAATTTTCAGGCTATTTAGCTGTGTTCTGTACAGCTCGTTGACCAGTGATGATTGCTCATCGTTGGGGTGTGGCGTAATTCCGCCGCCATCACCAACAGACATTTGAGCGAAAATAACCTTATCGCCGCTGATTATTGCTGCGGCTATTTTCTCTCGCCCTGCTGCTGTGATTAATGATTTAAAATTCCTGCTCATCACCCACCCTTTTTATTTTGATAATCTCGGTAAACGCCAGCCCTCATAGGCTTGCTTGTCATTACTGGTATCATTCTGAAAGTTTAATTTTCATGGCGGTTTCAGCTTCTTCCGACAGGTTGTCTGCGACTGAGTATTCAAACTTAAATATGAACAGTTGACCTACTCCCTGCGCAGAGTAAAACCCATAAGAAGCGCAGTAACCAGACCGGCAATCCAGCCGTTATCACCGAACTCCATTCGAAATATTTGCCCCAAACAAAATACCGCTATTGCTAAATTATATTTCTTGATTTCCCATCCAATTACCCATGTTTTCATACCACCTCCGCAACCTGAAAGACCGCCATCCATGGCCTGACTCGCTAACTGGACAATGACACCTGCAGCGCCGTTTCGGCCTCTTCCAGTGGGTTGCCTGTGCCGGAGTACTCAAACTCAAATTCGTTAAAAATTGCGTTTGAGGTGCCTACCCGCGTCGTATAAATCACCCGCGCCATTGTGCCGATGAGGCTGTCGAGCCTGATAGCCTCGTAGGTTACATCGACCATTTTCTCAGACTCCGACGATGCATCGACAATGCCCAACGCCCCGTAATAGTCAGCGCTGCTTACCACTTTTGATAATGTGAATGCCATTTTTTTCTTCCTTATGCTGCTACAGCGATATTCTGCCAGGTTGCGTTACCATCTGACGGCAGTGTCAGGCAGACGGCCTGAATGACGTCGCCTGACGTGTATGCCGACTTCGGTTGCTGAACGATAGTGCCTGGCGCCGTAAATCGGGGGCGAGTCCAGCCGGTCAGGCTGTAGGCACTACCCGCAGGTGTATTATCAGTGCCGACAAATCGCAAGATGTTGTAGATTCCGCCTGA